CTTACAAACCTTGCAAGCGTCACTATTTTCTATGGCTAAGTCTCCGGCGTGGACAAGGAAAGAAGGCAAAGCTCCGTCGGGCGGATTAAACGCCAAAGGACGGGCGTCTTACAACGCAGCCAATCCTGGGAAGCCAGGTTTGAAAGCCCCTCAACCAGAAGGTGGTTCACGGAAGAAGTCATTCTGTGCGCGGATGGAGGGGGCGAAGAAGAAGTTAACGTCTCCAAAGACAGCAAAAGATCCAGATAGTCGGATTAACAAATCGCTGAGGAAGTGGAAATGCTAGATATGAGTGGGCTATGGATGACAGTATTGAGTCTATTCACTGGCCTTTTTGCTTATGTAGCGCATGAAAAGTTCAATGAACTAGCGCGTATTACGATCTTGTTGAACAAGACCCGTGAGGAGATTGCCCGTGATAACGTCACTAATGCAGAAGTTGAACGGATTACTGACCACATTGATCAACGCTTTAACAGGCTTGAAGCAAAAATTGATCAACTTATTTCCCAAAAAGGATAAGTGATGAAACGCAAAGTTAAACGCTACGACGAAGGCGGAGTTCTTACAGATCGCTACGGCAATACTGTTAAATCAGGATCCGGTGAAGATGTTAAAACACGTTACGGTAGCAGCACACCCAAAGAAGATCGTCCAACATCTAGCGACGTAGAAGATTATGCAAGCATGGGGAAACGCGCTCCAGCTAAATCTACATGGTCTGGCGAAACAGAAATCAAAGAAGAGAAGAATGAAAAAAAAGATGATTACGAACCAGATAGTGTTGCTGGTAAAGGTGCAGAGAATCTAGCATTTGAATCTGATAAAGATGAAGAATCAAAGCCGGTTAAGAAAAAAGCAAAGAAAAAAGTTTCAAAATACGAAGATACTGGTGCAAAGATTGGCAGCCAAGACTTTAAAATGAAGCCATCAGTACCAGAAAAAATTGAAGATAAAAAAAGATATGGTCAAGGATTAACGCCTTATGAAAAAGGCAAATCTCTTTCTGATTATGCAAAAATGTTAGGCGGTGACAAAAAAGAAACTAATAAATCTAAAGATAGTGATGAAAAACTATCTGCTACTCGTGGCCGCGCTGCTGGAATGTTTCAAAAAACAAATGAGGGCGTATACGGTATGAAAAAGGGCGGAAAAGTTTCCAGTGCATCCTTCCGTGGTGACGGTATAGCACAGCGTGGTAAAACTCGTGGAAAGATGTGCTAATGGCTAAGACTAAATACGCAGACGGCGGCATGACACAACAGCCTACTTATCCTTTCTACGGCAACCAGCCTCAAGCTGGCGGTCAGAATGGCGGCATGAATCAGACATTCAACATGCAGCCACAGGCTAATGCTGGCGATCCTAATCAGCAACAGCAACAAAGATTTAAAAAAGGTGGAAAAGTTTCCAGTGCTTCCGCTAGAGCAGATGGTTGCGCTGTTAGAGGTAAGACTCGTGCGTAACCGATCATCACAGCAGCAACATTTAAATATAGTCTAGGAGAACATCATGGCAACAAAGTTAACTGCCTTACAACGAAAAGATATAAACATACCGCGCAAAGATATAAACATGTATGCGGGCGGCGATCAACGCGCTACTTCTTCGCAAGTAGCAGCTTTAAAAACGCAAGCTGAAACTAATGCAAAAAACATAGCGGCTGGAAAAGCTGCGGCACAAGCGCAAGCTATGAAAGATCGGCAACAACAAGCCATGATTGATGCTGCAAATAGAAAAAATATGGCTGAACAAACAAAGATGGTTGCACAAAATAAACCTGTTGGGCCTAATATGTCTCAGGTAGCAGCTATGGCAAAGCAAAAAGCAACTGATGACAGAAACAGATTGTTAGCAAACAAAAAACCTTTGTATGGATTAAACATGGCTAAAGGCGGTATCGCAGCTTCCAAGATGGGCGCGGTTAAAACTGCTGCTCCTAGCCGTGATGGTGTTGCTAGTAAAGGCAAAACCAAGGGCAAGAATCTGGGTGACTCTGGCAAGAATGTAGGCATCATGCGTGGTGCCCGCCGTACTAAATAGGAGACTGATATGTTGGGTTTTAAAGATTATAGCGAAGAGTTGCAGCAGCGCTTAAAACAAGCTCGTCAGGAAGGAAAGACTCATCAAGAAAGACTTAAAATAATACAGGACTCTGACGAGTATAAAGAAAGAACTTCGGTTGCTGGTATGGCTGCTCGTAGAAAAAAAATGGAAGCGGATATAAAGCAACAACGATTAAACGAAGCAAGGAAAAATATGGCTATATTTGAAGGGGCAACAAAAAACCTTGCCCCGGAACAATTAGCTGCTAGACAAAAAGAAGGTAACGCATTTTTAGCTCAAAGGGCAGCAGAAAATAAAAAAAATGAAGAAGCTGACGCCAGAAAAAATGCTGCGTTTATTGAACAAAAAAATAGAGAAGATTTGGCAAGCGATGCGGCAATGAAGGCTAAAAATTTGGCAATTACTAGAGCGGCAGGAATTCCAGATAGTCCTGATGTTTATAAAAAAGGCGGCTCTGTTAAATCTGCTTCTTCCCGTGCTGATGGTTGCGCTATAAGGGGCAAAACCCGTGCCTAGCGTATCCAAGAAGCAGCATAACTTTATGGAAGCTGTAGCTCACAATTCATCTTTTGCTAAAAAAGCTGGAGTAAAACAATCTGTGGGTAAGGAGTTTATTTCGGCTGACAAGGGTAAAAAATTTAAAGAGGGCGCTATGGCTGAATCAAAGAAGATGGTTAAGAAAGAAGTGTCTTTTATGAAGAAGAAAGGCGCTCCTAAGTCCATGATTAAACATGAGATGGGCGAAATGAAGGGCATGAAAAAAGGCGGCATGGCTGCATCTAAGATGGGTGCTGTTAAGACTGCTGCTCCTAGCCGCGACGGTATTGCTGTTAAAGGTAAAACCAAAGGCAAGAACTTAGGTGATTCCGGCAAGAATGTTGGCATCATGGGTGGCGCTAAAGGCATGAGCAAGATGAAAAAAGGCGGGTATTGCTGATATGAGACCATCACGCGGCATGGGTGATATTGCCCCTTCTAAGATGCCTAAGGGCGCTAAGAAAGCCCGCAGGGATGATACTGACTTCACCCAGTACAAGAAGGGTGGGAAAGTAAAGCCTGTGTGGGATAAACCGCGTCCTAAAGAATTAGGTAAACCGTCTGTACTTACTGCCGTGAAGAAAGCTGCGGCAAAGAGAATGGCTAAAGCAGCAGGCAGACCTTATCCAAATCTGGTCGATAACATGAGAGCGGCTAGGAGAAAATAATGGCAGACGAAAACGAACAACCAAAGAAAAAAGGTCAAAGTTTAGTTTCTCAAGCTCAAGCTATGTCATCTAAAGAAGGCATTCCTTTTGTGGATGCTTTAATAAAGCTCGATGACAAAATGAGAGTTTTGCGTGATATTCAGGAAAGCAAAAGTCAACCAGAAAGACAGGCAGCAGAAAAAGCGGCAACCACAAAAATGGAGGGTGGTGTAAAAGTTACACAATATCCTCCTGTAAAAGGTGGGGGTGGTTCTGGTGGCGTATCGGATACAAGAGAAATGCAATTAGGTTCTGATCTTGATCCCAAAGCTATGATGATGAAAAAATCTGGAAGATATAGTTCATATGCTAAAGGCGGCAAAGTTTCTAGCGCTTCTAAACGAGCTGATGGCATAGCACAGCGCGGTAAAACCAAAGGAAGGATGGTTTAAGGTGGCTGAAAAATGGATAAAGTCGGCAATCAAAAAACCAGGTGCTCTTCGTGCTCAGCTTGGCGTAAAAGAAGGGAAGACCATCCCGGCAAAGAAGTTAGCTGCCGCTGCAAAGAAGCCAGGAAAGATAGGCCAACGAGCAAGGCTCGCTGAAACGCTTAAAGGAATGAAGAAGTAATGCCATATACAACCAGTACGACAGCGTTTAATCCTACCCTTAACGATATCGTTGAGGAGGCGTTTGAACGCGTGGGCTTGGAGTTACGCACTGGTTATGACTTCCGCACAGCGCGCCGCAGTCTTAATCTGTTGCTGACAGAGTGGGCTAATCGCGGTTTGAATCTGTGGACTATTGATACTGGCACTATTCCTTTGATACAGGGGCAATATATTTATGACCTTCCTGACGATACTGTTGATCTGTTGGAACATGTTATTCGTAATTACCCAGGCTCCACGGCAAACCAGATTGACATCAACATCAATCGAATAAGCGTATCTACGTATTCGACTATCCCTAACAAGCTGACACAGGGACGCCCAATTCAGGTATGGGTTAATCGCCGCTCTGGTCAAATAACGGATGCGGTTGCAGCAACAGCAAAGGTTCCGCAGATATATGTATGGCCTACGCCAGATCAAGGAACTGCTGATGCGCCGTTCTACTACTTTGTTTACTGGCGTTTGCGCAGGCTGACAGATGCAGGTAACGGCGTGAATGTTGAAGATATTCCATTCCGTTTCCAAGAGGCGCTGATATGTGGCTTGGCTTACAGGCTGGCTATGAAGCTGCCAGGTGGCTTGGAGCGCATACAGTTGCTGAAAGCTCAGTACGATGAGTCATGGGAAATGGCGGCAGGAGAAGACCGCGAGAAAGCGCCAGATCGTTTGGTGCCTCGCATGATTACTTACAGGTGATGTATGCCAAGTAAGTATACAAGCGGTAAAAAATCGATTGCGGAATGTGACCGCTGTGGTTTTAGATACCTGCTGAAAGAATTGAAGAAGCTGACGATCAAGACCAAGAACGTCAACATTAAAGTTTGCAAGACATGTTGGGAACCAGATCAGCCGCAATTAAGCCTTGGCTTATACCCGGTCAATGATCCGCAAGCTGTACGTGAACCACGGCCTGACGTTTCTTACTGGCAGTCTGGATTTTCAGGCTTACAGACGGACATACAATCTGGGCCATTGGTAACTGAGAATGGTTATCCAAGCGGCGGTAGTCGGGTTGTACAGTGGGGCTGGAATCCAATAGGTGGCGCAAGAAGCATTGATAATGGACTGACCCCGAACAACTTGGTAGCTAGTACGTCAGTTTCAAACGTAACCATAAACTAGGAGTACGAGATGGACACAAAACAAGTTAAACAGATCGCTGACAAGGAAGTGCGAGCGCACGAAAAGCGTATGCATAAGATGGCAAAAGGTGGCGTTACTACCGATTCCATGAAAAAATACGGTCGCAATATAGCTCGCGCTATGAACCAGAAATCCAACGGAAGAGGTCGATAATGGCTAAGTTCTCGCAGAAGGTTAAGGGCAAGGAAATAGGTCAAGCATCTACTTATGCCGAGCCACATACCATGACTGGTAAAAAATTAGATAGCGATCTGCCTTATACGGCTGGTGCTAAGGTTATGGATGACATCAACATCTCTGTAGCTGGTCTGAGCAAAGGCAACTACAAAGAAGTTAAGACTGACGGCATTAAGATGCGCGGCGCTGGTGCTGCAACCAAGGGCACAATGTGCCGGGGGCCAATGGCTTAAATGAACTACACCGAGTTAAAAGCTGCGATTCAGTCGTACACGGAGAACTATGAGGCCGAGTTCGAGTCTTATATTCCTACGTTCGTACAGCAGACTGAAACCCGCGTTTATAACACTGTCCAGCTTCCGTCATTACGTTCCAATAAAACGGGCGTATTAACGACTGGCAATAAGTATTTGCCATGCCCGCTGGACTTTTTGTCGGTGTATTCGTTGGCGGTTATTGAGAACTACAACACTTCTAATGAGGTGTATCACTACCTGTTAAACAAGGATGTGAACTATCTTAGAGAAGCGTACCCAACGCCAGCCGATACAGGTCTGCCATCGTACTACGCCATTTTTGGCCCAGCGGTGAGTAGCAACACGGTATCAAATGAACTGACATTTATCCTTGGCCCAACGCCAGATAGTTCGTATTATGCTGAACTGCATTACTACTATTATCCAGAATCTATTGTGACGGCTGGCACGAGCTGGTTGGGCGACAACTATGATCCGGTGCTGTTGTATGGCTCCTTGCGCGAAGCTTACCTGTACATGAAGGGTGAGCAAGATTTGATCGCCAACGTAGAAGCAAAGTACAACGAAGCATTAGGTCAGTTGAAACGTCTGGGTGACGGGATGGAAAGGCAAGACAGTTATAGAAGTGGTCAAACCAGAGTTAGAGTTACATGATCAAATTAACAAGACAAGAAGCTATTGCTCAAGGCTTGAAGTATTGTTACGGAAGCCTGTGCAAAAAACATCCAGAGTTGGATGGCTATCGTCGCGTCTGCGGTTCTTGCGTTGAATGCGCTAGAAATAGAATTAGAAACACTAGAGCAAATGATCCTGAAAAATACAAACAGGAAATGCAAAAAAGCAATGCAAAAGTTGCATTAAAAAGAAAAACTGACCCAGAAGCAAAAGCTGCAAAACTTATTACAGACAAAATATATAGAGCTGAAAACAAACAAAAGTTTAGGGAAGCTATTGTTGCTTGGTCAAAAAACAATCCAGACAAAGTTAAGCTGTACGCAAAAAGAACAAAACAAAAAAATAGTGGAACTGTTAACAAGTTAACTGCAGAGAGAAGAGCTGCAAAACTACAGAGAACACCTGCTTGGCTTACTGAAGACGATGTATGGATGATTGGTCAGGCTTATGATTTAGCTGCTGTGCGCTCAAAAATGTTTGGGTTTTCATGGCATGTTGACCATACAATACCGCTACAAGGAAAAAATGTTAGTGGACTGCACGTTCCAGAAAACCTGCAAGTCATACCTGGCGTGGAAAATGTACGTAAGTCAAATAGGTATGAGGTAGTCACATGACAATCTATCAAGGACTGACTACGAGCTTCAAGGTAGACATATTAGAGGGTAAGCAGAACGTAGCCTCCGACACGTTGAAGATGGCGCTGTACACTGCGTATGCCACGTTAAATCAGGATACGACAGCGTACTCTTCAGATAATGAGATTAGTGGTACTGGTTACACTGCTGGCGGTCAGACGCTTTCAAATGTGACTATCAACAGTGGTAGCAATACGGTGTATGTAAGCTTTAGCAATGTGGTTTGGAATCCTGCTCAGTTTACAACTAGGGGTGCTTTGATTTATAACGCAACAAAATCAAACGCTTCGATAGCAGTATTGGACTTTGGGTCTGACAAGATTCAAACTGGTAACAACACATTTTCAGTAATTTTGCCGCCTGACACGGAGTCCAGCGCGCTAATTCGTATAACGTAAGGAGTAATTATGTCTAATGAAAATTCTAAATCCAGTGAAATTGTTGCAGGTAATACTGCACGTAAGACTGGTTTTGTTGAGGGTATGTCTGCTGGTGGCGTGTTTACTGTTACTTGCTTGGACAAAGACGGCAACGAGAAGTGGGTAGATATTGCACCTAACTTGGTAGTTAATACCGGTCTGCAAGACATGAACACTAAATTCTTTAGTGGTTCTGCTTATACGGCTGCTTGGTATATCGGTTTGGTAAACGGTACATCGGCATCGACTACATTCTCTGGCGGCGATACGTTGTCTTCTCACGCTGGTTGGACTGAGAACAGCAGCTATGGCGGCACTCGTAAAGCAGCTTCATTTGGTTCAGCTACATTAGCAGACCCATCAAACATCAATAACGCATCGTCTACAGCATCATTTACCATGAACGCTACAGCTAATATTGCTGGAGCATTTTTGTGTAATGTAGCGTCTGGCACTACAGGCTTGTTGTTCTCTGCGGCTGATTTCCAATCGCCTGGTGATCGCGCTGTTGTGAGCGGTGACGTTTTGCTGGTTACGTATTCGTTCAACCTTGATGCTGTGTAATAGGGGTTAAAAATGTCAACATTCAAAAAAGGCGACGTAGTTAAAGTCAAGACTGTGCTGCCAGAAGGCCCAATTACTAAGATGCGCATGGACGATGACGGTACTATTTATTACCTGTTGGCATGGACTGCTGACGGCGTTGAGCATGAGCGTTGGTTCACGGATGATCAGCTTGTTGCTGTGGGGTAATGTGTGGCCCAAGTCGATGGCGGCTATAGCAGTGGAAACTGGGGTACTCCTGCGGCGTGGGGCTGTTCGGTTTACTAC